AACCTGCGCCAATCATAAGCACCTCCTATAATTTTTGGTTTACACTGAGCTATGTTCGTTATATTCCATCCTTGGAATACGAGGGTTTAAATCATCCAGCACCGACATCAATCCAGTCATCAGCAAGCATATCAGTTTGAGATGGCAACCAAGGAACAAGGCTTTTTGGAGCATCGTCATTGTCAGTTTGCAAGCCAGTTGTATTAATAAAAGTGTAAGGGCTGGTCATTTTGCTGTTTTCATCAGGAAATTGAATGGCAATAAAAATGCCTTTACCATTCCATCCATTTCTAGCAACATTTCTACCAGCTTTCATTTCATGTATCGCTTGTCCAAAATTCATAATTTTTCCTATAATCAAATATAACAAATTGCTCCAGTTGACCGCTGGAAGCGTGGTTTTATCAAAGGTCAAATATTTTCAAAGCTCAGTTGTTTTGTCGGGGTTCTTCTCATTCCCTCTAGCGTCAACTGAGCAAGACGTTAGAAGGTCTTACTTATCGAATGTTGTCTCCGCACTTTCAAATACAAACCTAGCATTCATTGACCTTGCCGCGCTTGCTTGTTCTTCCCAGTATGCTATTGCAGAAGTAATGTCCTCCTTTTTCTTTGTTAACTCCTGAACTTTGTTATCACAGAATCTCATCTCCGCACCCAGTTTTTCACCAAAATCTTTTTTATCCACAAGCCACCTCGTTGTTTACCTACTAACATATCGTTCGAGCCGATTCACTAATGCAACTCGGTTTTTGTCAGAAGGTTTATTGTTAAAATTCGTTAGTTAATTATCTTCAGTTAATCAAGCCGTTCTCAGCTCAACTCCTTCGTTAGAAGGTTGGAGTATGGAATAACGCAAGAATGGCAACAAACCAAGCACCGGCGCATAAGTAATTTTTAGTTAAAAATATATTGATTAATACATTAAGCACTAAAGCAATTAGCCACAGTTTTTCAATCATAATATTCACCTCGTTGTTTACCTACTAACATAGCGTTCGAGCCGATTCACTATTGCGTCTCGTTTTTTGTCAGAAGGTTTATTGTTAAAATTCGTTAGTTAAATCACATATTCTAATCAAGCCGTTCTCAGCTCAACTACTTCGTTGGAAGGCTAAGTTTTCGCATTATTAAAAATAGCATAACTACCTACTAAGCACCCGATGGCCAAAAACCAGTATGGCGCATAATTAACTAGCAGCTGCCCCTCGGTTAAATCAATACCAATTATTCGCAAAGCAATAATTAATGAAATACCTATTACCGCAAGTAAATAAGATATTATTTTAAGGGTCTTTGTTATGTTCATAATCTGTTCCTCTCAATGCCTACCAACATACCAGTCAACCAGATTTTGCTAAGCTGTCATGTTTTTTAGGCTTTAGTTATCGTTAAAATTAGTTGTTTAAATAGCTCCCAGTTTCATTTCGCAAAACAGATTACTTACTTTGTTATAAGGCTTTGCTTTTATACTCTTGCGAATAAAACTCATCGGCACACGCTGGAACAACTCCAGCCGGTCTACCGATTGCCTCGTTTAATGCAATAAGAATCTTATTTAATTCACACTGTAATGCCGCATTTTTCTGGACTCTACCGCCAATATATTTTTGTTCATTTAATTTTCTAACTATATTTAAAGATATTTCGTCTATTAACATAATATTTCCTCATTGTTTGCCTAATAACATACCGCTCAAAAAGACCTGCTGAGCTACGACATTTTTAACCATCTTGTTGACATCAACGACATGGTATTTAATTAATGTTCCGCACTCGCGCAGGCTGTTTAGCTATGTTCGTTATAAATCAGGATCATTACATTCTGGGCATGTACCATTAATAACCTCACCAGTCCCCCATAATTCACATTTCGGGCAAACTTTAGGGGTTCTAACAACATGCGGCTGGTCTGATATAGACTCTGACATTAAGTAATCACAATTTTTTAATAACTTTACTTTTAATCCTATCCATTCTGTATCAAACCAATCTCTGATTGTTGGATATGCAAGCTTCTTGGCTTCTTTTACATCGTTAGCAAAAATAAGAACCGCTCCCTCGCAAGCTTCTTGATATGAATCAAATCCCATATACATTTTTAGCATAATCATTCCCTCATTAATTAAATCTTACATTATTTATAACTACACGCTCAACCCGACCGGAAAAAGCACCGGCGGGTTAGCTCTTGCTCGTTATATGGCTGGTAAATACTTTGTTATGTTCTTATTGCATTTTTCACAATATTTAACTTTTCCGCCTGAAACATGGCGGCTTTCCCCAGCGCACGTATCACTTTTATCAAATTCATGATGCTGTATGAATCTGACTACTTGCTTAGTATAGTATCCCGCATCGCTGTTGCAAAATGGACAGTTCATTATCATAATCCTATCCTTTCAATGCCTTAAAACTACTCGCTCCAGCCGATAAACCAAAGTGCTGTAAATTTAATTATGCGCCGCGTTTAAATCATCACAAATATCATGCAATAACTGTTGAATATCATCGACCATAATTTCACCGATTTTTTTAAGCGCTGCAATTTTAAGGTCGAAATCGATTATTTCAACCCCTTTTAGCTTGCTTTTGATTTCTTCGATGTGAATGTTGACATGTTCAATTGTTATTTTCTGCTGAGTTTCTTCGCTGATTAGCTTATAAGCAATTGTGCCGTCTTTATGGGTAGTTTCAACTTGTTCGAGATTGATTAAGTGTTGCACTGCTGCGCTGATTTCTTGCGCGTCGTAATCACTGAAAGCAGTATTGAGTTCGGGCAGGGTGGTCGCTTCGCTGGTTGATAGATAGCTAATCATTTCAGCTTTTAATTCTTCTTCGATCATGAGTTTATCCCTCTTGTGGGTTGGTTGAATTGGGCGAGTATTCGGTAAAATAGCAGGGCTTTCTGCATCAATCTGCTAGTGTTCGATTCCGGTGTTTGTTGTTGTGCGAGTTTGATTGCATCTCTGTTAGCTGCTGGGGTGATTTGATAATCTTTAAAATCGCCGCTAAAATCAGGCAGGGAGTAGTAAACAATGCGCATTATTTTTTCTTTTTTAAGCCCCAATCTGTTTGCAATGACATTGGTGGCGACGGCGGTTCTATCTAATGTTGTTTTATCGATGCTATCGAATAACGCGGTGGCTATTTCAAGATTTGTTAAGACCGGCTTGTGGTCGGTGAATAAGTTAGTAACGAGCTTTTTTGTGAGTAGCCCCGGCTTTCCTGTGCGAATAGTGTCAAATTTCATCCATATTTTTTGCTGGCGTTTGCCCATTTCCCAGCGCAACATTTTTTTATCTTCGAGGTGTTCTAAAAGTTGGCGGGTTTTGCGTTCGTTATGTTGTGATTGTATTGTATATAGTTTTTGACTGATGCTGCGTACAGTGTCGGTTTTGCCATCGCCGAGTAAGTTTAGGATGGTTGGGGTGTGGCGGATTAGCTCTAAGGGGAAACTGCTGGCTGCGATCATGGGTTTACTCCGTCGTTGCGTTGTTGTGGTTTATTTGGATTAACTCTAAATACCGTAAGCCATTAAAATTTCATCAATCTTATTAAATAATTCCATCGCGTTGCCATTGTTTTCGATTTGGTGGTCGGTTTTACTGACGCCTCTTTCTGATGCGTGGCTGCTGTTTATTGATGATTCGCGGGTGATGTTAATGACGATGCCAGCTTTGCTTTTTACCCAGTCTGCTTCGTTATCAAATCTAACATCGCTAATAATTAAATGACGATGCTGATTTGTTACGATTTCAGCGCGTTTTGTCCAAAAATCAGCGCCAAAGTTCATGCGCATACATTCGGAGCCTAGTTTTTGCAACATTTCTCTGACTGAAATACCCCATTGCGGTACGATTTGTTCACGATCATAGCCACCTGTGCCGTAGGCCATTTGCGGGGCGATGCCGAAAAGCTGACAGGCGGCGGCTTTGAGTGGATCGGCAAAAGCATAAGTGGGGATTTCGTATTTTGCGGAAATGTAATCAGCAGCGGTGGTTTTGCCTGCGCGGGCTTTTCCTGCGAGTCCGATAATCATTAGCGGCCTTCCATGACGTATTCGCCAAAGGTTTTGTAAATTCGAGGGATATAATCAAGGGTTTCTTGTGCATTATTACCTGTAACGCTATTCAAGTGCTGCATAATGCTGAAGTAGTCATTAACCCCGCCTGCATACCGCTGTGCGTCTAAGATATTACCGAAACCCGCGTTATAGCTGGCTAATGCCAAGAAATAACGGTCGGTTTCTTCGCGTTTCGCGGTCCATTGTTTGAGCAATGTGCTCATGTAATAAGCGGC